TCCCGAGGCTGACTTCATGCACGTCGTCATTGACACGGCGCAGGCGAACCACTGGCTCGTGTACCATACGCACCGTTCCCAGCACAGCGCCGCCGGCTTCCCCGACCTCGTCTGCGTCCGCGGCACGCGACTGGTCGTCTGCGAGCTGAAGCGCGTCGGCCAGGCGCCGACGATGGACCAGGTCCGCTGGCTGCTCGCCCTCGCCCGTGTGGACGGCGTCGAGGTTTTCTGTTGGGATCCAACGGACGTGGACGCGATGATGGCGGTGCTCGCGTGACCGTGCGCTCAGGCTCGCCTTCCCTGCCGGTCGGCAAAGTGTGTACGAAATGCGCTGTCGCGAAGCCCCTGGATGCATTCCCGCCGTGCAAGCGGACGAGGAGCGGTCGCGGCTCCTGGTGCCGGGAATGTCAGAATACGTGCACGCGGCAGTGGCGGGACGCGCATCCCGAACGTCACCGTGCCGCACAACGTGCCTGGCGCACCGCCAACCCCGGTTATCATCGGGAATACTATCGGATGAAACGCGAAGCGACCCGGCAATCGCGCTCACGCTGGCGCGAACGGAATCCCGACTATGATCGGGAGTGGCGGCGGATGAAGGAGCGCGCATGAACACAGCCCACGGCGACTTGCTCGCCCATGACGACTACGGTATTCGCTTTGCCGTCACGTATGGCAGAATCGCACGCGGCATCAATCTCGAGCGTCGCCGCCGCAACCGCGCCATCCGCGCCGTCTGCCGGTCGTTCCTGACCTATGCGCCGCTCTCGGTCATGCAGGTCACGCGCGAGCACCGGCGCGGACGCGTCATCCGCGTCGTGCCCAGAGGGGCGGTCCTGGCGCACGCCGACTTACTCCGTGCGATCCGCACCGCCGGTCTGACGCACGCGGAAGAGCGCTGTTTTCGCCGTGTCATGCTCGCGTGCGATACGCGTGGGGAATGGATCGTGCGACCGGATGAGCACGGCCGCTTACTCGTCCGCCCACTCTCGCTCGCTGAGTGCGCCGAAGAGTACGATCTTCCCGAGGCGACCGTGCGCCGCTATGTCGCGCGCGCATTCGCGAAGATTCGCGTCCGATTCTTTGGCAATGATGAAGAACCGTGATCGCCAGCGAGGAGTTTTGTCACATATGCACCAGCGACCCGGGCACGAGCGCCGGTCCCGTTTCGCCTTCTGTGGCAAGGCGAACGTCGGATCGCTCTGCCTCCTTGCGCCCTTGTGCTACTATGGTACGCAGAGATTCCCTCTCCATTGACCATTTACCAGGGATTTACGGCGAAAATGCGCGGGCCGAAACTTTCCGCGAGTGAACGCGACGGGATCAAAGCGCGCATCGCCGCAGGCGATCATCACGCCGACATCGCGGCCGCATTCGGCTGCACAATAGACAACGTCCATTATTATGCCAAAAAGATCAAACCCCAGATTCAGGCCGCGACCATCGCGCGGGAATCCGCGGTGATTGATCGCGGGTTGTCCGCGGTGGACGCGCGGGTGGCACAACTCGAATGGCTGAACGCACTGCTGCACGAAGATCTTGCGACGGGACTCTACGGCACCGACATCAAGCTCACTTCGACCGGCAAGGTGGTCGAGGTGCCCGTCTTCAAAGCGCAACAGCTGGCGCAGTTGCGCGGCACACTCGATGACATCGCCAAAGAGCGGGGCGGACGCAAGACGGTCGCGGAAGTGATGGGCAAGGATGGCGACCCAATCTCCTTTAGCCTCACCTTCGATCGGGCCACCGCCGGCGACGACGCGGCAGATGACGGTGAAATACACGCGCCCCTGGATGTATCCCGCACAGCAGGCCGCGATCTTTTGTCCTGAACGGTATGGACTCGTCGAAGCCTCGGTCAAATCCGGGAAGACTGTCGGCTGCATCGCCTGGCTGTATGAGCAGGCGCTCCGCGGCCAGGCCGGGCGCAACTACTGGTGGGTGGCGCCGATCTATCCGCAAGCGAAGATCGCCTATCGCCGGTTGACGCGCACGTTGCCGCCGCGGCTCCACCGGTACAACGCCTCCGAACTGACGATCACGCTGCCAAACGGCGCGGTGATCTGGTTCAAGAGCGCGGACAATGCTGATAGCTTGTATGGTCAGGACGTGTACGCGGCGGTAATGGACGAAGCCTCTCGCGCGAAGGAAGACGCCTGGCACGCGCTGCGCTCGACGCTGACCCAGACGCGCGGACCGGTGCGGCTGATTGGCAACGTCAATGGCCGCAAGAACTTCTTCTATCGCCTCTGCCGCCGTGCCGAGGCGGGTGAACCGGACATGCACTACGCGCGGATCACCGCCTACGACGCCGTCGAAGCAGGCGTCCTCGACGCGGGCGAGATCGAGGATGCGAAGCGGATGCTGCCCGATGCCGTGTTTCGTGAGTTGTACCTGGCGGAGCCGTCGGACGATGGCGGCAATCCCTTCGGTCTCGCCGCGATTGCCGCCCGGGTGGCGGACCGCTCGGCGGCAGCACCGGTGATCTGGGGCGTCGATCTCGCCAAGTCCGTGGACTGGACCGTCTGCATCGCCCTCGATGCCGTGGGCGCGGTCTGCCGCTTCGAGCGCTGGCAAGGACCGTGGCAGGCGACGATTCCCCGCATTGTCACCCTCGTCGGCGACACGCCCGCGCTTGTGGACTCGACGGGCGTCGGCGATCCGGTGCTGGAGGAGTTGCAGGCGCACGGCCGCATCAACTTCTCCGGCTTCAAGTTCACGGCACCGTCGAAGCAGCAACTGATGGAAGGCCTCGCCGTGGCGATCCAGCAGCAGCAAATCACCTATCCCGATGGCGCCATCGTCAGCGAACTGGAAGCGTTCGAGTATGCCTACACGCGCACCGGCGTCAGGTACTCGGCCCCTGAGGGCATGCACGACGACTGCGTGACGGCGCTGGCGCTCGCGGTCGCCGGTCGCGGACTGACGACGGTGGTCAGCTATGCGCCCTCGCTCTACGTGTAGATCGCGTATGCCAACGGCTCGCTAAGAGGTAACGCATGTCGATCAGTTATCTCTTCAACAGCCAGAACATCATCACCGACGCGCTGACTGACGAGATTGCCCGCGCGCGGAAGATTCGCAATGCCTGGCTCGCCTACCGGGGCGACACGCCCAAGCCGCTCATCGTCAGCCCCGGTCAGACCGATGACAATGTCTGCGTCAATCTCGCCCGCCTCTCCGTCGATACGAGTGCCTTCTACCTCTTCGGGCGCGACCTGACATTCGAGATCGCCGATACGCGGGAGGACACCCCGGGCGTCGATGCGACGGGCATGATGCAGCCGATGGCCGACGTCGAGACTCCCGCCGATGTCTACCTGGAGAATGTCTGGGACAGCAATAATCAGCAGACATTCCTGCTCAAAGTCGGCATCAACGGCGCCGTGTGCGGCCAGGCGTTCATCAAAATCTGCGAACCGCGGAACCGCGAGCCGTATCCGCGCCTCATCAACCTCGATCCCGCCTGCATGCGCGTCGAATGGCTGCCAGACGACATCGACCGCGTCTACCGCTACGTCTATAGCTATTCCGCCGTGGATCCGCGCACCCGCAAGCCGATGAACTACCGCCAGACGACGGCGACCGATGCCACCGGCACGCGCTGGACGATCACCGACGAGCAATCGCCACCCGATAGCAATCGTTGGAACGTGGTTGCGCAGTCCATCTGGCCCTATCCCTGGCCGCCGATCATCGATTGCCAGAATCTGCCCGCGCCAAATGAGTACTGGGGCATCTCGGATCTCGAGGAGGACGTCCAGGAGTTGGCCAGGGCGGTGAACTTCGTCCTCTCGAACACAAACCGCATCATCCGCTTTCACGCGCACCCGAAGACCTGGGGCCGCGGATTCACCGCCAGTGACCTCAAGACCGGACCCGATCAGGTGACGGTCCTGCCGAACAAGGACGCCGAGCTCGCCAACCTCGAGATGCAAAGCGACCTCGCGAGCAGCATCGCCTACTACGAGCGCATCAAGGCCGCCTATCACGAGACGACGCAGGTGCCGGAGGTGACGACGGGCAAGTTCGACAACATCGGCGCGCTCTCCGGCCTCGCGTTGCAAATCCTCTATGGACCGCTCGTGCAGCGCACGCAGGTCAAGCGCCGCCTCTATGGCGACATGCTCGAGGAGCTCAATCGGCGACTGCTCGCCCTCGGCGGCTTCGGCGAGGAGAACGAGGTCGAGACCGTGTGGCCCGAGATCGTGCCGTCCGACCCGCAGGCAGAGGCCGCGGTGCTGACCACGCACCTGCGGATGGGTGTCGTGAGCACCGATACCGTGGCGCGCAAGCTCGGCTATAACCCGATGCTGGAAACGCCGAAGCGCGGGCCCGAATCGCCGGGGACGATGAGCGGCCAGGAAACTGAGCCACCGACGGTCTAAAACGCATTTCGGAGGGTGCCATGGCAGTGTGGACACAGGCCGCGAGGGAGAAATACAAGAAGGAACATCCGGATCGATTCGCCGGCCCAGGCCTCTCGTATCCGATCAAAGACGCCTCGGACGTGCGCGACGCCTGGAACCTGGCGGGGCGCGCGGCAAATCCTGATGCCGTGCGCCGGAAGGTCAAGGCGATCGCGGCGCGTCTGGGCTTGACGAGCGCGCTTCCCGATACCGCCAAAGCAACGATGCGAAACGCCAACTAAGGGGGTTGGATCGATGGGCAGTACAACGACCAACACGGGTGTCCAAACCGGGGCAGGGCCGGGAAACAGCAACGACACCACGCCGGGGGGCGCACCGTCAGCCCAACACCAAGACGGGGATCAGCCCACGTTTAGCCAGGCACAACTGAATGCTTTCCTCGGCGCGCGCCTGCGTGAGGCTCGCACGAAATGGGAGGAGGAGCAGCGTACGCTCGCGGAACGGGCGCAACGCGAGGCCGCCGACCGGGAAGCGAAAGAGCTTGGCGAGTGGAAAACCGTCGCGGAGGGCCATGAGGCACGCGCGAAAGAACTGGAGGCGGCGCTTGCACGCAAGGAGCGCGAACTGCTCGCCAGTCGCATCGCCGCGAAGCATGGCCTACCGGAAACGCTCGCATCGCGCCTTCAGGGAGACGATGAAGCGTCACTGGAGGCCGACGCCAGCGCGCTGGCAAAACTCCTCGTTCCGCCCGCCTCCAGTGGGGCACCTGCCAACAGCGCGAGCGGACGCGGCGAGCGACAACTGAGTAAAGATGAGCTGCGCGGCATGAGCCCCAGTCAGATTGCCGCGCTCGATCCGGCGATCGTCCGGGCGGCCCTCTCCCGCTAACGCGCCGCGAAGAGGTGAACGATGCCACTTGAGAACTTTATCCCCAGCGTCTGGGCCGGATCGTTACTCCGTGCCCTTGACACGGCCCTTGTCTATCGCGCCACGATGAATACCGACTACGAGGGCGATATTCAGGGCTTCGGTTCCTCCGTGCGGATCAACCAGATTGGTGATGTGTCCGTGAACAACTACACGAAGAACACGGACATCAACAGCCCTGAGGCATTGAATGATGCCCAGTTGATCCTTTTGATAGACCAAGCCAAATATTTCAACTTCCAAATAGATGACGTGGACCAGGCACAGCAGAAGCCGAAGGTGATGGAGGAAGCGATGCGGCGCGCCGCGTATGGCCTCCGGAAGGCTGCGGACACGTACGCCGCGAGCCTGTACACCGACATTTCGGCCACGAACGGCATTGGCACGGACGCCGCGCCGATCACCGGCACCTGGTCCACGGCCGGCCAGTTGGCGTACGACCGACTGGTTGACCTCGGCGTCTTGCTTGATAACCAGGATGTCCCGGACGCCGACCGCTTCGTTGTGGTGCCACCGTGGTTCGAGGCGTACTTGCTCAAGGACCAACGCTTCGTCGGTTACGGCACACCCGGACAACTGGAGATGTTGTTCAACGGCTTCCGGGGCGAGAACATCACCCAGCCAAACAACGGCGCCGGTCCCGGCGCGCAACCAATTGGGCGCGCGGCAGGTTTCGACATTTACAAATCGAACCAGGTGCCGAACACCACGGCAACGAAGTACAAAATCATCGCCGGTCACCCGATGGCATGGTCTTTTGCCAGTGATGTTGTCGAGGTGGCGGCCTTCCGTCCCGAACGGCGGTTCGCTGACGCGGTGAAGGGCCTGTTCGTCTTCGGCGCGAAGGTCGTGCGTCCGAACGCACTGGCCCTGCTGACCGGCAACCCAACTTAGGCGGCAACGCCCTGCCATGAAAGGAGCGATCGATGGCACGCACTGCCATACCCCTGACCTTGCTGACGGCCAATAACGGCATCAACGGACCAGCCGGCACGGCGGTGGACCCGACGAACGGCCACTACGTTGATTGCACCGGCCTGTCGGGACGCGTGATTCTCTGGGTCAACAACACGGTCGCGGCCACAAAAACCGTAACCGTCAAGGCCGGCGCATCTCCACCGGCATTCCGCAAAGATCTCGGCGACATGGTCTATACCGCGCAGGCATCGGGGACGTCCTATGTCGGGCCGCTTGAGGCCGCGCGTTTCCTCCAGGCCCCAGGCGGAACCGATGGCGGCACCGGTGGCCGCATCTTCATCGATCTCGGCGCGGCGATCACCGGAAACATCGCCGCCTTGTTCCTCCCGGCAGGTGTGTGATGTCGACGCGAGCAACGCGGGCCTCCGAGCCCGACAAGACAGCCAGCGACGCGCCAACACCGGCGGACGTGACCACGCAGGCGGACGCGCCGGACGATAGCGGCCAGCGCGGCCCCGATCCGGTCCCGAGCACCACCGAAACGGCCTGGTTCGAGACAGGAACCGGCCAATGGCATGTCGAGGTCGGTTCACAGGTACACGAGAATCTGGTGAGTCAGGGCGTGCCGGAGATCCCGGACCCCACGGCACCGTGAAGGTTTTTTGGAAAGGCGGCGCATGTGGCACGTGCGACTATGGCGGACATCATCGCGCGTGTCCGCTTGCTGATCAGTGACAAGGCGACGCCGCCGCAGTTCAGCGATGACGATCTCCAGGGCACGCTCGATCAGCGACGCACGGACATCCGCTATCTCGAACTGACGCCGGCTGAGACGATTGCACCGGGCGGTGCGGTGACGTGGCTCGATTACTATGCCCCCTTCGATCTCGTCTGGTGGGAAGCCGATGTCCAGCTCGTTGACAACCGGTTCTCGCCGGTGACGCCGGCGACCAGCGATCTGGCGGGCGGTCATTGGACCTTCGCCAGCAATCAGCGGCCGCCCGTATGGATCGTCGGGAAAATCTTCGATCTCTACGCGGCATCCGCGGATACACTGGAGCAGTGGATCGCGGCGCTGAAACTGGAGTATTCCACGACACAGGAGCTCAACGTCTACGCCCGCAAGGAACGGATCACGGCGATGACGGACCTCGCCGCCAGCTATCGGGCCCAGCAGCGCGTACAGTCGGTGACGATGATACGGCCGGACACCCCGCGTGTTGACGCCTTTTCCTGGGTCACGTCACCGGCGACGAGGCAACGATGACATTCATACCGCCAACCGCCGACCTGCCGTGGCTGGTCCGTGACGCGACGGCTGCCATGATCAGCACGGCCACGATCACCCACACCGGACCGGGCACCATCAATGACGACAACACCGAGAATCCCGGTCCGATCACCACCACGACCGTGCCCGCCCGGTTCATTGACACGCTGACCAGGATGCGTGAAATCGTGATCGCGATGCAGATCACCGGGGAGGTGCACGCGATCCTTTCCGTCCCGCTCGGAACGACGGTGACGACCGATGATACGGTGACGATGGGCGGCGTCACGTACGAAATCGTCGGCACGAACGCGAACGTGACCTACCGCACCGCGGTCGAACTCGCCGTGAGACTGCCATGAGCATCACGCTCTCAACGACCACCGACCTGACGCAACTTGACGCCATGATCACGCGCCTGGAGCACGCGGACACGATCGTGGTCACCTACGCGGACCTCGTTCAGCGCGAGGCGCAACATCTCGTCCCCGTCCTCACCGGCGCGCTCCGGGCATCGATCACCGTCGAGCACGACGGTCTGACGGCGGACGTCGTCGCCGGCGAAGGTCTGACCTACGCAGCGGACGTAGAATACGGGACACATGCGATGCCCGCGCATCCGTATCTGCGACCCGCCAGCGAGCGTTACGCCGCGGCATTCGTCGCAGCGATCCAGGCAATCTTTGGTTGACGGGCGCCTTTTGGGCAGGATGATACCCGTCAACCAATCGTAAAGGGTTGGCGATGGCTATCACCGCTCCCACCCGCGCCGTCGATGTTGACACGATGATCGCCGGCGCCATGAACGCGCTCGAGGCGAATGGCACCATCAGTACCGCGCTCGATCTCGCGCACCATCCAAAGCGCATCGCCAATGAGGTCGTTGCCGCGGGCGTGACCGCCCCCTACATCGTGCTGGCGCTGGCCTCCACGATCTTTGAATCACCCTACAGTGAGGCCGTGGTCAACACGCTGATGGACGTGAGCGCCTACACCGTGGGCGAAAGCACCATGCAAGTACGATCGCTGATCGAGGCGTGTATCACGGCACTCATCGATACCGCGTGGACGGCGGCGGGCTTTGCCCTCTGGTCCGTGACGATGGAGGAAGCAGGCACCGGCATCCGCAACACCACCAGCGTCACGAACGGCGTCATCACACGCGGCCGCCAAATCACGCTCAGAGTGCGGGCGAAGAAGGTCTAATCACAGGAGGACCGGCATGGCAGACGAGAAGAAGACCGACAAGGCCGAGAAGGCACCCACCGCGGAAGAACAGGCCGCCGCCGCAGCGGCAGAGGCCGAGCGCGCCGAGAAGCAGGCGCAGCTTGCGCGCCGGTTGGAGTTCGGTCCCATCAGGGAACCGGAGGCGTAAGCAATCGCCGGTGCGTCGTCCGCACGTGTTCGCGATAAGGAGGAGTGAGCATGCCAGAACTGCAACCGATCACCGGCACCGACGGGGCACTGGTCCTTTTGAATGGGACGCCCTTACCACTGACGGCGCAGACGTGCACGAATATCCTCGCGGTCCCCGGCGGCACGCTGCCCTATCCGGCGAATCAGTTGTTCCAGGTCTCGGCGCGCACGCATAAAATCTGGGACCCGCGTGTGACGCCGGTCGTCTACAACGCCGCGACGGCGCTGCCATCGACGCAGTACTTCATCGATTGGGGCAATGGCCTCATCGTCTTCTACGTACCGCTCACCGGCACGCCGACAATCACGGTCGACTTTACCTACATCCCCACCGCGGCGGCCACGGATGTGGTCGCATTACCGCACACCTCAAATATCAACATGACGATGACCGGGAACAATATCCCACTCGACGAATACCGCACGCTCATCATCCCTGAGGCGCGCGGCAAAATGCAGGGGACGTTCCAGTTCGATTGCTGGGCATCGTCCACGAGCGTTGATCTCCTGGCGCTCATGAAACTGCGCAACTACTTCATTTTCGCCGCCTATGACAGCGTGCAGGCGAGCCGGATCAACGTCCTCTACGCTGACCTCACGGGCATTCCCAAGAACATCCCCGTCAATGGTGGGGTGGGCGGAACCATTACGGCGACGCTAAAACAGTTGCCGAGCTTCGTGAACGAGCCCCTCTAGTGCGAGGAAGGACATCCGTGGCGTCTGGGACCGACGACGGCAGCATTCGAGTACGCGATGAGCGGGGCGGCGGGACGACACCCTTGAAAAGGGTTTGCCGTGTACAGCCAGAACTGTCACATGCAAACCCTTTTCAACCCGTCCGCCCGGCTCACCGCACGAGCAGAAGGGTGTCGTCTCATGTCTGACAGCACGAACGTCGTCAATATCGCCGGCGCGTCATCGCGTGACCGGCTGAAGGCGGAGGCGGCGCAGCGGTACGCGCCCGAGCGGGTGCATGTGCCGGGCTACGAGTTTGAACCGCTCGTACGCCGGTTGAAGTCCGTCGAGCAAGACGAGTTGTACCGCTTCTTCCAGGACCATCCGAACATCTCAGCAGTGAAGTACAACGCGAAACAAGCGTCGCTCGGACTCGTGGATCCCGTCCTGACCTTCGATGAAGCATTCGAGATGGACGATGAATGGCTGCAGGCCGTGTCCGGGCGGATTGACGACTTGACGACCGCGTTCCGCAAGGCAGACGCCGAAAAGGGTGGCAGCGAACCGGCCCCTTTTATCTCCGTGAGTTCCAGTCCTACGGCCTCGCCTTCGCCTTCCATTGGAGCCGCGAAGAAGTCCACCGCCTAGAGGATGACGCGTTCGAGCGGGCCTGCTACTGGTGCGAGCGGTTCGACCCCGGGCCATTCGGCAACGTACTTCGCGCCATGCGTGAGCAGACCGTCCCCCCCAGCGGTTCCGCGGTCCCCGACGATTGGCATCCGTTCCAACTGCGTGACCGGCTCGCCGAACCCGACCCCGACCAAGATGCGGCGATCGCCGCCGCGGTGGACCGCAACTGGGCCAGACGCCTCAGTGACGACGAGAGCGGCGCGCGGATCGGTTAGGCTTTGCGCACGCGCACGCTCACGAGCGTCACGAGCGCAAAACAGACGACGATGAACCAGATGAGGGTGATCGCCGCGGCGACCCAGGTCGTCGGGCTGGAAAGAAGATCGCGAAGAAACATTTGACACCTCTTGCATAGCGCGCTGCACCCACGAGTTTAAACGTGCAGCCACGGCATTCTGTGATGGTTCACCGGTGAACCAGATGGGGGAGCGGCATGGCACAAGACACGATTGTGCGCGTATCCCTCGCGGTATCCGGCGGACCTGCAGCGCTCGCGGAACTCAAAGCCTTTCGTGCCGCCGTGGCGGACGCGGGCAACGCACAGGGGACCGTCAAGCTCGGTGTCGACACGACGCAGGTTGCCGCGGCACAGAAGGACGTCACCGCGCTCGGCGCGGCGCAGCAGGCGCTTGGCGCCAAACCGACGACGCTCGGCGTCGATATCTCACAGGTCACGGCGGCGCGCAGCGCGGTGCAGGGCCTGGACGGCGACATCGGCGCCATGGCCGGATCGCTGGCGAAGCTGTCCGCGCCCGCGGCCTTCCTCGCGATCGGCGCCAGCGCCACGAAACTCGCGGCCGACTTTCAGACGATGAGTACGACCATTCAAAACAATACGACCGCGACCAACGCGGACATCGCGGGAATGAACGTCGAAATCAAGAAACTGGCGGCAGACAGCGGCGCCTCTCTCACCGAGCTCGCGGGCGGCTGGACGCACGCATTCAATATCATGGGCAATGGCGCGGACGCCGCCAAGGTGCTGGAAGTGGCGATGCAATCCGCCGTCTCGACCGGTGCGGACGTCTCGCGCACGACCGACGCACTGGCGAAGACGATCCACCAGTTCGGTGACTCTTCAAAAGACGCCGCTGCGGACATGGACATCCTCCATCTCGCCGCGGCGATGGGGAACACGACGCTGGAGCAGTTCATCGACGCCTCCGCGAAATCGATGGTCACCGCCGCGTCGTTGGGTGTCTCCCTCAAGGACGTCTCCAGCGCGTACGTGGCCCTGACCCGCAGCGGCTTCGATGCCGGCGAGGCGAACACGCAGATCTCCGCGCTCCTCACGCACCTGATCAAGCCATCGACGGAGGCACAGGCTGCGATCAAAGAACTCGCGAAGACGACGGGCGTCGATCTGACGGGTGATTTCTCCCTCGCCGGCGTCCAGGCGAAGGGATTGGTCGGCGTCCTCGGTGACATCCGCGACGCCACGCATGGCCAGGAAGACGCCGTTCTCAAGCTCATCCCGGCGCAGCGCGGCGGCATCGGCGCACTCGCCCTGACGACCAACGCGTACAAGGATGCGACGGACGCGTCGTCACAGTTCAACCGCGTTGTCTCCGGTGAACTGACCCCCACCGCGGACGCCTACGCACGGACACAGGCAACGCTCGGCAACCAGGCAGCAGTCCTCGGCCAGCAGTTCAAGCAGCTGGGCATGGACATCGGCGGCAGCGCCGTTGGTCCGATCACGGACCTCCTCAAACTCATGAACGCCCTCCCCGACGGCGTCAAGAAGGGCGCGGTCGAGATCGGCCTGGCCGCGGTCGCGATCAAGACAGCCGCGGTCGCCGCTGACCTCCTGGTCACCGCGACTGCGAAGCTCGGCGCGTCGATCGCCGGCGATGCCACCGCGGTCGCGGCGGAAACGACGGCCGTCAACGCAAACACCGCCGCCTGGGAGAAGAACGCCGCCCTGCGGGGAACGGCGAGCAGCGCCGCCGTCAAGACGGCCGTGTCGGTTGAGGCCTCAACGGTGGAGACCGCCGCGGCTTCCGCGACCATCGGTTCCGCGGTCGCGGGCATCGGCAAGACGCTGGGAAAGCTCGTCGTGCCGGTGACGATCTCACTCGTCGCCTACGAGATTATTGGCAAGCCGGTTGAGGATGCGATCAAGACCGCGGTCAACAAGATCGAGCGCCCGCAGGCCGACATCGGCGGACTGAACACCGAAGATGAAGCCGCGTTCGAAGCAGGGATCAAGGCGCGCATCGACAAGCAGCAGAAGATCGTTGATGAGTATAACGCCTATAAAGGCAGCGTCGGGTACAAGATCGCCAAGGTGGAAAATATCGGCGGCGAACTGCAATCGGACAAGGATTACAAGCAGGCATTGGCGAACATCGAGGCGCTGAAGCAGGCAGAACTCGACTATCAGCAGGTACACCACAACACGACCGAACTGGGGCCGCCCTTGCCACCGGGATACAAGGACGAAGTCCACGGGGCGGTCGCATCGATGGACGAGCTGATCGCGGCTTGGGAAGACCTCAAAGCCAAAGGCACCGAGGCACGGGCATACCTCGCCAAGGGCGCAAGCCCGGAGGACGTGAGCCGTGCCGTCTACGGCATCACGGGCACGGGTGCGGAGGCAACCACGGCTCAGGTCGAGCGCGCGAAGAAGGCGCTTGCCGAGTTCGATACCACGATCAAGCACATGCTCGCCACAACCGCTGATGGCATCAAAGCGGCCGCCACCCAGGTAGCCGACGCGGAGAAGCTGGCAATCGCCGCGGTCACGGAAGGCGCGGCGAAAGCGGCCGCGGCCGCCGATGCGGCACAGAAGCAGCGGTTGGCGGAGATCGTCAGCGCCGCGCAAGCCGCCCAGAGCGCCGTGAGCAGTATCAGCCTCGGCACGAGCGGCATCGCGGGCCTCGCGGATGCCTCAAAGCGCCTGGATGACGTCCGCGCGAAGCTGGCCGACCTCGGGCAGTCCAGCCCGCACCTGGACGCGCTCACGGCACTCGCGGACCAGTTCAAAACGATTGCCGACGCCGAGGACACGGCATCGGTGGCAAGTAACGCCTTCAACCTCACGCTGACGGAAACCAATAAGTCCATCGCCGCGCTCGGTTCTCTGAAGAGTGAATACCTCACCGCCCTCGACGAGGCAGAGAAGCGCCAGGCGCAGGGCACGGCATCGCAGTCCGATCTCGACATCATCAATGCGCGTTCGAGTGTCCTCACGAACATCGGTAGGACGACCGGACAGCTGCAACAACGTGCGAATGTCGACATCCTCGGCAAGTTGCAGAATCTCCCCGATTATGTCACGGCGGATGACACGCTGCGGAGCATGATCGCGCAGTTTCCCGGCGGCGCGAAGCAGTTGTACCTCGATGTGCAGACGAACGTCGACAAAGCCGCCGCGGAAATCAAAGCGATCGAGGACGCGACCCATGCGACGACGCTGACCGTGACGGTCCAGTACCAGACACCGGACGGCACGCCGACGGCGCCGCCCGACGGGTGGGCGGCCGGTACCGCAGCAGCGGGAGGCTATGCGCGCCCGACGACGATCCGCTCCACGGGTGGCGGCCCGTACGGGAACGATACGCTGACGCAGTCCGGCACGGGTGGCGCAGCCGGCGGGCTCGGCTTTCAGTCGCTCTCCGCGTCGCAGTATGGGCAGATCATCACGAGCGGCCCGTTGGCGAACCCGCAGTCGTATGCGGCGATCATGGCGGCGGCCCAACAGGCGAATGTTGATCCACGGGCGCTTCTGGCGTTCATCAAGAATGAGAACGTTGGGCCGGCCCTCGTTGCGGTGAACAACTTTGGCGGCATCAAGGGCACGGGCGGGCCACTGTCACCGGAAGGCGATACGTACGCCGCGTATCCGAGCCAGCAGGCGTACTTCGCGGCGATGGCGGCGAACCTGACGACGGGTGCGTACGCGCCGGATTACCAGGCCGGCAATCTCGCGGGCATTCGTCAGCGCTACGTCGCCGGCAGTGCCACACCATCGGCCGAACAGCAAGCGAACATCGCGAACACGGTTTCCTACTATCAGCAGCTCACCCAGCAGTTTCCCGGCAGCGGGACGACCATCACGCCACCCATTCCTCAGAGCGAAGCCACGAACACGAACCGGATCTCCTTGACGCAACCGACGGAAAACCCACCGGCCGGCGCCGGTATCAATGTCGCGGCGATGCGGCGGCGCGCCAACGAACTCGCCGGCCAGGCGTATGTCTATGGCGGCGGCCACAGCACCCAGGACACCGGCGGCTTCGATTGCTCGGGGTACGTCATGGAGGTGATGCGCGCGGGCGGCATCTCGGTGCCCTGGACGGATGCCGGTGGTCTCTATCGCTGGGCGCAAACACGCGAGGGAGCGGCGGCACTCGCCGCGGCGGGGATCGAACTGGGATTCTACAACCCCGGCGCGGGCGGCGCGAACGAGCATGTGGCGATCAACGTCGGCGGCCAATGGTTCGAGAGCGGTGGCGTGCGTGGGAACACCGGTCCATCACCGAATGCCGCGCAAGGCCTGAACGTCTTCGTCGGCACGCCGCGGACGATCGCCGGCGGCACCGCAGGAGTGCCGCTGCAAGGCGGCGCAGTTGCCGCGGGGGTGCCGCCGCAAGGCGGCGCAGTTGCCGCGGCAGCGACGCTTGCCGGCCAGAGCGCTGCGCTGGCGCCGACCGTCGGCACCACGGATGCGACGGCCGGCGGGGTGCAGCGGGCAACAGTCAGCGCCGGCGATTTGCAGCGCGCGCTCGCGGCCGTCAACGCCGAGTTCGCGAAGATGGACCAGCCGGCGATCAAGGCGACGCAGCAATCGCTCAACGACATCCTGCCGACCTTGACGCAGATGCAGGAGAAGGCGGCACAGATCGGTGACACGCCGCTGACGAGTACCGAGCGACAACAGGCAGCGGCGGCGGCATGGCAGCAAGGACTGCAGTACGAGCAGGCATACGCCACGCTCCTCAATGACATCATCAAGCACACGGGCGACCTCGCCGCCGATACGCAAAACGTCGCGGCGATCGTCGGCGGCCCGATGGCGCAAGCGTACGCGCAAGCGGCCCGCGCCAGCGCGACCATCGCCGCCACCACCGTTGAGACGACGCGCCTGACCAAAGAGCACGACGCAGTGGTCAAGCAACGCGCGGCGGATGATCAGGCTGCGTCACGCGCGGCGACGATGGCAGGCTGGGCGCAGCAAGACGCCCAGGCGGCGATGCAACGGCGCCAGCAAGAGGCGCAAAATCGCCTGGCGGACGCGCAAACGGCGGAGAATGCCCGCTACACACAGGTCCAGCGCGATGAGCAGGACCGGCAGCGGCAACTCGCCTTCTCCCAGCAAGTTGGCGCCACCGACCTGCAGAATCAGCTGCAGGATGTGCAGAAGCGGCAGCAATCGACCCTCTACCAACGTACCGCCCAGGAACAACTGGTCGCCGCCAACGTCGGCGCGGCGGGGACGAACGCACAGGCGGCCGCATTCGCGGCGCAACTGGCGGCAATGCATGATCGCGACCTGAAACAAAAGGACGCGGACACCCAGGAGATCAACGCCATTCAGGAACAAATCCGGCTGCAAGCAAAACAGGCGGCGCTCGACACCTACAATCTGCAAACAGAAACCATTCAGGAGCAGCGCAAGCACGAAGACATCATGGCTGGCCTTGCCGCACAGGCCACCGCACAACAGCGGACCTTCGCCGCCGAGCAACAGGCAGAATCAGCGCATCAGCAGGCGATCCAGCGCTCCACCCAACTGCAACAATGGCAGGAGCAGGACCGACGGCAAGCGGAAGACACCTCGTATCAGGCGGCGATCGACGCGCAGAAAGCGATCGCGGACGCTGCGCAAGCCTCGCTCGACGCCGCACATCAGGCGATCACCGCCTGGGAGCAGACCGGACAGGTCATCGCTTCTGCCGCGGCCGGCGCCACGCAGGCGGCGTCGGTACTGCAATCGCAATCGCTCTCGCAGTACGCGAACACGGGCGCGATCCGCCGACTCGGTGGCAAGGCGGCCGGCGGCATCATCCCGGTCGGCGGCGAGGCTCTCGTCGGGGATGCGCCGGGCGGCGGCGTAACGCCGTATACCGAGCTCGTGCGGGTGACGCCGCAGGGCGCGATGGTGACGCCGCTCGCCGATAGCCCCAGCACCGGTACGACGATCACGATGGGCGATTTCCACTTCACCGTTGCGAGCATGGACGAGGACGCAGTGGTCGCCGCCGTGCTGCCGCACGTCGAACGCCGCATCCGGGCGGCGCTGCGGGCCGGCAAGGACGCCAAGCGCGCCAACGGCATTCTCAACTAGGGAGGATGCCCCGATGGGCTATCTGGAGGCCATCTGGAAGCTCTACGACGACCCCGACGGTTCGAGCCCCTATACCCCGTACAGCTTCGTCCCCGTCGGTCACCTGAGTCCGATGATGATGGTGTTGGGGCGGGACTTCGTTCGCCGTGAGGCGGTGCAGGTCGTGCCCTCGATGGACGGCGTGCTCGACGGCTACGGGCGCCAGCCTGGGCCGATGGATCGGCGCGATCTGGCGTTCTCGTTCCGGATCTTCGTCACCGACGGCGATCTCGATAAGGCGTACGACCTCCTGGCGGCGCAAATCGGCCCAGGCGACCCCGTGCGCCTCGTGTACCGCACCGATGCGGGCGCGCAGTGGTTCACCATCGGCTACAGCCCCAGGATCCAGCACACGCTCGCCGCGGCGAACCGCTGGGGGCAGCAGGGCTACTGCGATTTTACGGTTACGTGGCGCATCCGGCCCGACTGGAGGCCGCGATTCAGCGAGGCATCGGACGTCTGGGGAACGAACGACGGCATCTGGGGCGTCGCCGATGGTGTCTGGGGTGGGTCGTACTCCCAGGCCCTCGCCACCGACGGCGCGGGCGTCGTCCTGGACCTGAGCGGCACTGCCGGGCTCAACCTGCCGACGATCCCCGACACCGGCCCCGTTTTCACCATTACCGGCCCATTCGGCGGTGACAACGGGTTCGTGATTTTCGGCTCCCAGAAGACGCGTGACGATTTAGGCAATGTGGTCACACTGCAAGTGCAGGTGCCGCGCCGAGTACTCGTCAATCAGGCGTGCATTCTCGATTGCGCGCGGCCTCGCTTCCTGCTGGCGGGCGCGCCCTTCCGCCCGATCAAACCCGCATACCAGAAGGAATACCTGCGCGTCGATCCGGGCGTGCTCAATACGTGGACGTTTACGAATGCGGGCCCGAGCGGGACCGCGGGCGGCGCCGTCGTGATTGATGCGTGGCGTAAACGCGCGTGACGACTGGAAGCCGTTTGCCGATCTTGAACGCTTTGCATGTGAGCGTTCGAGCGCTACACGGCAAAGCGTTCAAGATGTACCGTTCGAGCGGTTGGAAGACCCCATGCATGTGACCGTTCGAGCGGTACACGGCATGGGGTCTTCCACACATGCAAACGGCTTCCAGGAAAGGAATCGGGCGCAGATGGCAATCGACTATACCAGCACGCCGACGCCCGCCAACGGGCAGCCCCGCAGTGCCGCCGCGCTCACCGCGACGTTCAACAACATCAGAGACAGCTATAACAGCGAAGTCGGCAACCTGCAAACGAGCGTCAACGGCGCGACGGATATCTACACGTCAGCCGCGCAAAAGGGAACGATCGTCAAGCGCAACCCGTCAACGGGCGGCATCAATGTCGGCGCGCTCGGAGTCGGACCGCTGGCGGCTGACGCGAGCGGTTCGACGATCATCGCCTCAACCGCGCCGGCGGGGCACACGGGCAACCTGTTCGAGGGGCTCGTGAGCGGCGCGTCGAAGTTCGCGGTCGGTCCGGGGGGCAACCTTACGGCCCTGGGCGTCCTGAACCTCGGCACCCCGCCGACCACCGTCAGTAACGCCGCGGGCCTGCTGGATGCAACCAAACACTTCGGCATCCTCCCCACCGCCAACGGCGGTACCGGGCTCGCCTCGCCGGCGGCGCACAGCCTCCTCATCGGTAACGGCGCGTCCGCCATGACGGCCCTCGCCGCCGGCACGGCGGGCTATATCCTCACGAGCAACGGCGCCGGCGCCGACCCGTCCTGGCAGGCGAGCGCGGGTGGCGGTGGCGGCGGCGGTATTGCCACGACGACCGCCGTCGTGACGATCGGCGATTACAGCGCCACGTACGCCAATAGCCGCGATATCGCAACCGTGCTCTCCGGCGCTTCCTCGGACGGCGACCTGTTCCCCTCAATGAAGCGCACCAGCACCGGAGCGTCATTGGCGGACGCCCTGCGGGCCAGTGTCTCCGGTAATCTCATCGCCGCCACGACGATCAGCGGCGCCGATACCACGAAGATGCAGATCGTCGCGTCCACGTCGGCGCCCGTGTTCGTCTCGGTCCTGGGGGTGATGCGGGTGATCACGAGCACCGTCACGACACCGACGGGAGCGACCACCACGACGGGCATCTGGAAACTCGTCGCGGATCTGTCGGCGCCGGGGCCGGGTTTTACCATCGCGCTCCTCTCACCGTCGACGTCCCCCACGGCGACGCAGTTTCTGATTGCCAATGTCTGGTTCGACGGCACGCAGTTGCAGACGAGTATGATCGATTTCTCCCCGATCACGCCGCTGCTCTCTTCGCGCAACGTTCGGTTTGATTTCTTCAAGCAGGTCTCGAGCCAGTTCAACGCCGGGGCCAACATCACCCTCGGCACCGCGGGCTCCTACACCGCCATCCCGGGCGCGCCGATCAGCACCATCTTTCCCTCGTCGGCCGTGAACGGCTTCATCTGGTGGCGCGCGAACGTGATCCAGGGGAGCACGCCGCACGTCGTCGCGATCGCGCCCTATGAGATCAGCGGCTCACCGAGCCAGGTGGGTGATGCGGTGGACGCGCGCGGGATCGCGGCGAGCCAGATCATGACGGTCAGCGGCTTCGCGCCGCTCAGCTATACATCGCCCGGGCAGCGCTCATTTCAGCTCTACGTCTTCGCGGACTCGATCGCGACTACCGCTCCACAGCTCAATGGCCTGTGGATGATGGGCTTCTTTACCGCTTAGTTGGAAAGGGTTTGCATGTGACCGTTCGAGCGGGGGAAAGACCGCTTGCATGTGCGTCGGAGCAGGCAGCCCAGGGCTCCGACTGCCTGAGGTACTCGACACGGCAAGCGGTCTTTCCACACGGCAAACCCTTTCCAAGGAGGCCCCGATGACGGTCACACGCCTCGAATCGAGCGATGCGTCGTTCGTATACAGCGGGGTCGGCTGGGTCACCACCAGCGACGCGTCGGCATCCGGGGGATCCTACCGCGCCACCACCACGAACGGCGATAGCGTGACGATCACGGTGGCCACCAGCAGCGGGTACACGGGGTTCCTCATCGGGTACACATCGACCAACGCCGCCTACGCGCCGAGTGTCACGGTGGATGGCGCCGCCGGCGGCAGCATCGCGCAGTTCAATAACAGCGTCTCGGCCAACGTCGGTGCGTACCTCTACCAGCGCACGTCGCAACCGTTCGCGTTCGTCGGCAACGCGACGCACACGATTCTTCTCACCGCGGCCGGCGGCGGCATGACGGTGGATTTCATTGAGTACTACACCGCCGAAACCCCCGTGGTGGGGCGCTGTACCAGCTTCGGCCATTCCATCATGGCGGGGTTCGGATTGGGCTCGCCGGCGACACAACGCTTTAGCAAACTGGTCGCAAACGCCTTCGGCATGAGCGACGACAACTTCGGCGTTAGCAGCGAAGACCTGACCAACGGCAACAACCGCTGCAACGGCGTACTCACGGACACGTACAACCAGCAGACGCTCATTGCCACCTCCGCCTCGAGCGGCGCGTTCAACCTCGTCTATACACCCTACCCGACCGGCACGACGATCACGACGGCGACGGCGATCCAGTGGAACGATACCGCTGCCAATGTGGCGACGAAGCTGAACGCGGTCCTGGGCGCGGGGGCGGTGAACTGTACGATCGGCCCGCTGCCGAATGGTGCGGTGGTGATCCAGTTCGCGGGCGCGAGTACCACCTATCGCGGCCCGCAGAACGCACTCGGCGTCTCGGGCTCCATGCTGGTCGGCGGCACGGCGACGGTGAACGGCGCCTATGTAGCCGGCACGGCCCAGTGGAACAGCGTCGTGCCGACGCCGGGATGGTCACGCGCGTGGACGGGCGCCAGCGCCGTCGGCGATAACTGGTTCGCCCGTCGGCCCGAGCTCGCACTGCTGATGCACGGCTTGAACGACGTCGGCTATGCCACGCTCCTTGACCCGACTTTCGGCGCAAACTATGGGCTCGAGCGCTTCAAGGCGCGCCTGCGCGAGCTCCTGTGGCGGATGCAGCTCAACTGCCCGAACACGAAGATCGTCGTCTGCGGCATCTGCTACACGAACGTCTCGCCCTCGTATAACGCGCAACGGCAGGCGTGGAGCGCGGCGATCGCGGCCGTCTGCGGCGAGGCCACGATGAAAAACGTCAGCTACATCGAGCTCTGGTTGCCGGTGGTGAACAACGGGCAGGACGCGCTGATGTTGACCGGCGGCTCGATCGGTCACCCGACCGACATGGGCCATGAAGTGATTGCGCGCGAGTTGACGGCAGCCGTGCGTGCGGGGCGTGGCGCCGCCGCCGTGCGCCTGGGGTTGTAGCGTGGCGAATGTTGAACTGTGGCTCTATTCCGGCGGGGTCTTAGCGACCGATGGACCAATCACGAGTGTCATAGCGGCGGATATCGTCCTCGAAGAGCTCAATCAGTTCTCCGCCTCGAGCGTGACCGTGCCCGGGAGCGAGCGGCGGGCCCTGCTGGCGATGACGCCCTATACGCTGGTCGAGGTCGTGCAGACCGACCTCGCCGCCGGCGTCAATGACCGCGGTACCCTCGCGTGGGGCTACGTGCTGCGCCCCGAGCAGCAGATTTCGGAGAACGATGACCACACGGTCACGCTGACGCTTGAACCGATCACTGCCGAGCTCTTGTGGCGCACGACGCGGCGCGGCTGGGTGGCTCAGAACTGGCTCAGCGTCATCGCGTCGCGGCTCGCTACACTCGCACCCGGCTGGACGAGCACATTCACGGGCACCGGCAGCGGCGCGAATGATCTGCAGGTATCGGTCTCGCGCAACCAGGACACCATTCAGGCCGCGTACCTCGCCGTGGCCAGCCAGTTCGGCGTGTACGCGCGCCTCGGCCGCGACCCCACCACGCAGGCGCCATCCGATGTACTGGGTGCGCCCGTGCGCAGGCTAGAAATGGGCATCTTCGGCGCCGCCCCGACGGCGTGGCTGACAAGTGCCAACGGCGCCTCAGCGGACAGCGACGCGCCGCCGATCGAGAACAAACTGGTGGCGACGATCCAGCGCATCCCGAACGACGCGCAATCCCTCGTGAACGTGACGGTACCGTTCGGCGGCGGCTCCTCGACGGACACCGTCGTGAACCTCGAACGGTTGTGGCGGATCATCAATGATCCCAGTTATCCGAACTATGGGCGCTTCGGCACCGATGCGGAAAGCATGACGCGCACGGGCCACCCAAGCGTCTTCCCGGAATATGATCACGCGCACTACCCGATCACGGACCCCGACACGCCGAACCCGCCCACGAACACCTACGACCCCGACGGGAACTTACTGCAAGGCTGGTACACGACGCGCGCCACCACGCTCGATGGTCACTGGGACTACCCGGTGATGGACGCCGTCTCCTACGCGACCTATGGGTTCCGCGAGGGAAATCTGATCGACTCCACGATCACGTACCCGCCGAACACGGACGGCGTGACCGGGCCGGAGAACGCCGCAAACCAGGAACTCGTGCAGCGGGCCCTGTACCTCGCGGTTGTCGCGAACTTCAAACGCTTTTCGCACCCGCATCACGTGTTCAGCTGCACGGTCGCCAACGCCACCCACCGGCCCACGCGTGCGGGCGATCTGATCGCGGTGGATGTGCAGCGGGTCTCGCAGGACGAGGACGGCGCGGCGGTGGTGGAGCTCAACGTCGTCGAGAACCTGAAGGTGATGCGGGTCGTGCGCCGATTCCAGGGCGGGACGGCCATCGATGAGTACACGCTCAGCAACCTCGGGCGCTTCGATGAGGACGATACCACGGCCGCCGTAGCGCAAGCGACGCAGCTGGTGTCGTTCGCCGTGCAACAGGGCACGGGCCTGGCGAAGGACAGCGTGGTGCTCGCGGGAAACATCGACGCGATGAACCCGATGACGCATCAGTTCTATATCACCACCGAACATTTTCGCTATCATCAGGTGCGCGTACGCTGCGACTTCTACGCCTATCGCGGCACGACGACGACGGCGCAAAACCCCACTGGCACGGCGATCATCGCGGCGGACGTCGAAGTGCTGATCCCGACGCCGGTGGCAATCCAGGCGCAATCGATGCCCATTGGTGGTGCGCCCCCGCATTTCCATAAAGTCCCAATCGCCAACGCCGGCTTCAACATGAATATCGCCAGCACGCCCTACAACAGCAAGCCCGACCGCTACGTGACGGCCGGTGGTGACGGCAATGTGAACAGCGACGGTACGGGCGGGATGCAGTTCGAGGCGAACGGGCACGGCGGGAGCGCGAAGACGGGCACGGAGATCTTCTTGCCCGACCTCAACCCGACCTCGCACACCCACCCGGTCAAAAACGCCGGCGAGACCGTCGCCCACATCCCGGCCGGCCAGCGGATCGCCGCGTTGCCGCAACACACGCACCCGGTGGATCAGCGCATCCCGACCGGCCAACCCTCGCCCGCCTCGATCACACTGACGATCAACGGCCAGGGATTATCATCGGGAGCGAAAACAACGGGCTCGCGCGACGCCGGCGGCGCGTTCACGTCCTCGTTTATCGTCGACGACATCGGCCCGACCCTCGACGCCTTCGCGCCGGGCACCGAGGTGCCGCTCCAGTTCACGGCGGGCACGAACGCAGGCAACCCGTATGGGGTCGGCTGGATCCAGGTGACCATCACCGCGGTCGAGGAACTCGGCGGCCTCGTCGCGAAGGGCGTCGTGGTCGGCTGACGGTTGGAAAGGGTTTGCATGTGACTGCAGTAAACAGTACACGGCAAACCCTTTCCAAGAGGCGAATGGCAACTGCGAAGCGCGACGGCGTTGGCAAGGGTTTGCATGTGACAGACGATACTGTACCGAGTGAACGTGATGCCGTGTACCGCAATGAACGGTCACATGCATCACGTTCACTCGACGGCAAACCCTTGCCAACATGCCTCCGTCCCGATCACCGCAGCTACCATGCTCAGGTGGTCGCGACGATCCAGCAGGCGCGGATCGTTGCGCAGCAGGCGCAGGCCATTGACCAGTCGTGGTGGCGTTTCCTCTGCCAGACGTACGAGCTCACGGACGAAGACACCGTGAATGCGGATGGCACGATTGTGCGCGCGGCCGACAGAGACCGAGAGAGCTCGCCGGGCGATCCAACTGGGGGAAACAATCTATCTGGGACTGAACAGTCCGGTTCAGGGATTCAGTGACCATAGGGGTTTTCCATGACCGGCGGCGAAGAGGCAATCCTGATCGCGGGCAGCGGCGCGCTCGCGGCCGGGGGCGTCCTGCTCGGCGTGTGGGTGCGCTGGCTCGTGCGCCGGTTGCGCGCGGACCGGCACCGGACGGTGACGCTCATTCGCGCGATCAACCGGCACGAAGCGGCGATCGCCGCGCTCGAAGGCAGAGTGCCGCAACCGCTGCCACTGCCCGAAGATGAATGATGGAGGATGTCATGAGCGTGACGGGGACCGATGTTGTCGAGATGGCACGCACACAGATCGGACATTATTACAGTGGCGAGTATGATTCGCTCAACGGGAATCATGAGTGGCCGTGGTGGTGTCAAAGTTATACAGAGTCAACTTTTAGGAACTTGGGACTCGCGGTGACGCCACAGAACTCCGCCCTCTCGGCAAGCCAGGCGTACGAGCTCCAGCAGGGAAGACCGCCGGCCGGCGCGGCGATCTATTTCTACTCGCCAGATGGAACGTGGTCATCCTATGGACACACGGCGATCAGCCTTGGGGACGGCACCTGCGTCGGCACGGTGACGGATAATCGCGGCGTGGCGATTTCGGTATGGAATGAGCTGACGCATGGGTTCCTCGGCTGGGTGCATCACCCAGAGATCACGGAGCACGAGCTGGAGTCGGCGATGCCATACGCGGTGCGCGTGCCCGGCAATCCCTATGAGAACGCGGAGACGCCCGAGATCATTGTGGGCGGGGGGTTCTTTCGCATGTGGCTATCAGTTGGTGACGACGGAATGATGGTCTTTGGTTTCCCCACCGGCAATGAGATTCAGGCCATGTGCACCGATCCCGGCCAGGAACCGAAGCAGCGAACGGTGCAGTTTTTCGAGCGAACGATCATGACCCACATACCCGAAAACGATTGGCCGTGGGACGTGGTGTGTGCACCTCGCAACCAGACGGTAAGTCCCATCGCCCCGTAATGAGATATCCCTTCCCCTTCCCCGCTCCGGTCCCGGTCTCGGGGTCGCGCCCGAGCCGGGACCTGAAGACCGGTTTGCATGTGACCGTGAAGAAGGGTTTGCCGCGAACCGTCAAGGGCTGCGGTCTCGTGCAAACCCTTCTTCATCGAGCGGTACACGGCAAACCGGTCTTCATTTTTGTGCTCGCCGTGCGGCACCGTCAGAAGTCTTATGGTATAATCGCGGTATGAAATGGGACGTTGAAGGGACAGACATGTTTCGGGATTGGTTTATGGGACTGGGAGAGGCGGACGACGACGCATTGACAGACGTGATCCGGTTACTGGAACGCGATGGGCCGACACTGAAGCGACCGTACATTGGCAGCATTGTGCAATCGCGGCACCACAACATGAAGGAGTTGATCGTGCCGCACCGTGACATCCGGGTGCTGTTTGTCTTCGATCCACGACGCAGCGCGATCCTGTTGCTCGGCGGGAGCAAGACGAACAACTGGCGGCGATGGTACGACCGGAACGTGCCGATCGCCGACGACCTGTACGACGACTATCTGGCGGAACTACGAGCGGAGGGCATCCTGTGAGCGGAACGACGAAGTGGAGTGAGATCCGGGACGGCAAGAAGCGCGATGCCGCATGGCAGGCGGCGCGTGCGGCGGCGGCTGCCGAAGCGGAGGGGGCGAACCGCTTGCAGGATTTCCGCGTGTACATGGGATTGAGCCAGCAAGAGGTCGCGGACCGCATGGGCGTATCGCAGAAGCGGGTCAGCGAGATTGAGCACGCGGACAATCTGGAGTTCGCGACGATGCAGCGATACGTCGCGGCGCTGGACGCGAAACTGCAGCTCGGGATCGAGATGGACGGCCAGACATGGGACCTCCTGATCGACGGTGAGCTGCTCCCCGAACAGCGCCGGCTCGTGGAAGGTGCGGTTGGATCATGAGCGGGCATCGGAAATGGGAAGAGATCCGGCACAAGGGAACGCCAGAAGAGGAAGCCCGGCGGGAACAGGAGCGCAAAGCGATCGACGTGACCGAGGAGAACTTCGGCGATCTGCTGATCCAGGGCGCGCGGGAAGCGCTTGCCTATGTGCGCGGGAAGACGACAAAGGCGCGGGTACGGCTGCGCCCGCGTGCCGCCCGGACGGCAGCGATTCCGGAAGTGCGCGGCGACGCGGAATCCGGCACGTAGATCCCCCTCAGCGCCACGCTGAACGTCGTTTGCGTGCCAAAGCAGTCCGTAGTGGTTTTTCGCCCCTTTTTTCGCTACAGAGGCGTACAGCGCGTTTGATCCACCCCCATCCACCCCCACCCCTCCACCTCCACCCCCACCCCCAACGGTGGCACAAAGGGGACAGACAGGACACCGGGCGGTGCCTCGTCCCTTGCCGGATAAGACGCTATGGACAGGGAGAACGCAGAGGACAGCGAAAGTGGCGAGGGCGCATCG